CCAAAATGTAAATAGTTTTTTAATCATGTTTTTCCTTTATATTGCCTGACACTACATATCTATAACCTTTAAATTTAGCAGGTCTTACTGCGTGTTTTATGTGACCTTCAAAAAATATTAAAAGACCTGGTTCTATTTTTCGTTCTCCACCTTGCTCTCCCATATCAGGAAAAAATAATCCTGGTGCATTTTTAGGTGCATTTAGATAATATGCAAAGGACCATATTGATGGCCAATGGTCATGTGATATTGCTGTTTCTTCACTTTTATATTTCATACCCCATAAATTATCTAACATAGGATTAATAGGTCTATTGTATCTAGCTTCTGATATTTGTTTACTTATATCTAAAGTAATACTTGCTAATTTTTTAAAACCTGGTTCGTGCCACATTTTCCATTCTGTCATTTGTGCTTTAACATTTGTTTTGTGATTTTGTCTATCACCATACTTATCAATTACTTTTTTAATTTGTTTGTCCATTTCAGGTTCGTTTAATTTACATTCAAACGTTGTAATAAAACTTTTTAATGGTAAATCTTTTCTTTGTATTTGTATCATATTAAAATAAAGTTGCTCTTCTACTGTGTCTAAAGTAGTCTAATTTTTCTTTTGCAAAACACCACACATTCTCAATATATATACGGTTCATAAACTCGGCCTTTTCTTCTTCACTTTCAAATAGTTTATCTGATTTAGGTCTTTGCATTATTCTCATTCCTATTTGACCTACAAAGTAGTCTTTTAAACTATCTACAAGTTCATCACCACTATAATATCTTGTGCCTTTAATTGTAGGATCCATTATATTAACAAACAAATGACCTTTGTCTGATAGTGCTTTAAAACTATTCATTGAAACAGGTAAATAAAAATCATCACGCCATTTATCATATTCATTAAATTTAAACCAAGATTGATTTTCTTGTTTTTCACCACCTTCATTATATCGTTCAGTAGAAAAATATGGTGGACTTGTAAACGCACAATCAATATCTTTTATTTCTGACCAAGGTAAGTCTTCAGCACCTGTATTATAGATAGTTACTTTTTTAGGTTTAGGTAAAAAACTATTATAAGTTTCTATCTGTTTCATATATTGTTTGTAAGTGTTAGGGTTTGGATCACAACCAATGTATTCTTCAGCGTCACTGGCAAAGAAACCAGCAAGTCTATCACCCCAACCACAACTTGTATCTAATACTTTTTTAGCATTGGTCATTTGATATATTGTTTTTGCAACATTAGGTTTAAATTGTGTTGCAATATAAGTTTGTAATCTAAATGCTTCTACAATACATTTGGGAGTTAATGAGCCACCTCTTAATTCTTCTTTACCTTCTACAACAACTTTTTTCATTTTGTTTATACCACGCCAAATAGGACCTAAACAACGCCATATATCTTTTGACGTACCATTATACCATACATCTAAAGGTGCTTTAAAACTATAACTTGAACAGTTTAATCTTAACTCTTGGTGAAAATAATTAGATACATTATTATAAGTTGATGGTGCGTCTATAATACCTAAACCGTGTTCTTTAAAATTATACTTATAGTCATCATACTTTTCCTTTACATTTTTTTCTAACTGTTCTAAAGGCTTTACATATTGCCATACATCTTGTTTTTGTAAAGATTTAAACGCTTGACGCATTACTTCATAAGATATTTCTTTTAAAGGAAACTCTGGTCTGTGTTTAGCAATATAATCTGCTAAATCTAATCTAAACTGTTCTTTACCTATATCGTTTGTAACACGTTCAAACGTTTGTTGATCCATTATAGGCAGTTTGCCATTGTACTTATTTAAATAATCACTCATTGTTCCATTTCACTAATAACCATATTATAAAAAGATATATCATTATAACATAAAATATTGCTAAAGTCAATTGCATACTAAAATTTATTTGTTTGATTTCCCCAACTATCCCAACCTTTTCTTTGTTGTCTAGCAAACATCTCTATATATGGTCCTTCTAATAAGTTCTCTATATGATTGTACATTATATCAGGTTTGCGACTATGCTCTCTACGTTTTTCTACAACTAATTGTGGCACACTCTTTGATAGTCTTTTAGGTTTGCCTTTTGTTGCTAATAAGCACATTTCAGGATTGCCTCTAGTCCAGTAACCTAAACCTGTAAAATATCCTTCAGACTTTCTATTTGTTTTTGCCCAAGTAAATCCTACAGTTTTATATTTAAAACCCCAAGCATTGATTACTTCAAAAGCCTTATCTAATAAAGGATCAACTACCCACATTAATAAAACTGAATCATCATTTGCAATTTTATTTACAGGCAAATCTTTTATATCTTGTAACGTCATAACACTATAATGCTTTTCAGGACTTCTATCTTTACCTTTGTTAGAAAAGGTCTTAAATGTCCATGGTGGATCAGCATATATTACATTATACTTTTTATTGATATCCATAATAATAATATTAAAATTAAAAATGCTTTAGTATCTATTCTTGTCATAGCAATTCGTTGACCCCATTGAAAGAATATAAAAACAGTTAAATATAAAAGTATCAATGAGGTTATCATAATAAGTCTTTTGTATATTTTTTTAAATCATTTAAATCATAAAATACTTTTATGTTTTTTTTACTATTGTTAATTTTTCTTTTAACATAGTCTTTAATACCATTTCTAAAACCTTCTCCTATTATCATCAATATAAATTCATCTTCAGGAAATTGCGTTTCAGCATTTTCAAATATGTAAGGTATACATTCATCTTTTGAACCTGCTATATTTTGCGATTTAAATTCAATTCTTATTTTTTTATTTTTTATTTTCAATACAAATTCTGTAGTACAAATACTTCCATTATACACACTTTCATACGGTACATTTTTAAATAAGAAATTAGGATCATCAAATAGTTTTGCTTCACTTTGATTTTTTGAATATTGGCCACTAGCAATACCTAACGTTCTACAAAACAATTCATATTGTTTTTCATAAGACATACCATCTTTTTTTGCTTTTCTTAAACTAGGATTTTGTATCATCCAAAAAATGCCTCTAGTGTTGCCTCTCGTTCAAGTTTCCAACCAATTGAATCTAATATAAACTTCAAAGGGTCGGTAAATGTTTTTTCAAATTGCATATCGTAATCAACATACTTGTGTAAATCAAATTCATATGGTATCTTTGTAGCAAAAGAAATAACTGTATCTTTAACTGTGTTTGGTTGTTTTAACATTAAAAATTTAATTTTATCACCATCTCTAATTAGTGGATATTTTCTTTCAAGTTTATGTTTATGTATGTAATGATTATAGATTAGACCACCTTTTACATGAATAGGTGTGCCTTTCTTATAGATTGATGATGAATCAATATATCTATTCAAATTATTACAAGACCTAGGAAAAGCAACTTCTTCAGGTGATAATGTTTTAAATACTTCTTTAAAATCACTTACAAACTTAATTAGGTCTTCTTCGCTGTTATTCATAATTACACGAATAGCATCCTTAATCTTACCTCTACAAACTTCAGGTGTAGATGATTTAACTGCTTCAACACCCATAATTTTTAACTTAGGCACATCAAATCTAATACCTTCTTCGTCAAATACATTCATCATATATCTTTTTTTAGCAACCCATATGCCTTTATTAGCAATTGCTTCTCGTTTCATAATCATTTTCTGTTGATAAGCATTTACATATTTAGCAAGATTACTGAAACTATCATCAATTACTTTTTGTATTTTTTCTTCAGCTGCCTTATCAATAAAATCTACAATTTGATTTACTGATTTATTTTTACATACTTTTTCTACTAGTTTATCTAGTTTTAAATAAATTGAATCTGTATCAGACGCAACAACATAGTTTATGTTATTAGTTTGTAATATTTTATTCATAAATCTATTTACATCACGTTCTACCCAACGAATAGATAACTGACCACCTAGAGTAATTGCCTCTGCCTGTTTTACATCAAAGTATCTGAAATATTGATTGCCAATTGCACCGTAAGCAGAGTTAAGTGAAATCTTTTTTGCCATCTGTATATTATGACAACGAGATATTTCATTTGAATAGATTGGATCTTTTGTTTTTTGAAATTCTTTTTTTGCTTCGATTGCCTTATTCTTATATACCACACGTTCGGTATACATTTTTTCCATTAGTTCAGGAAGAAAACCTTGGTTATCTTTTTTAAACATAGCGCCATTTGGTGCAATAGTTACATTCTTATCTTTTGCCCATTTGAGATTTAATCTTTCATCTAAAAAGTTTTCAACACCAACCGCCTTAGGTTCAACACCGATAAATGTTTCAGGACTTATATTGTATTGCATAATCAAATGTGGATAAAGTGAGTTAAGGTCAAACGATACAATCCATTCATGTAAACCAAGTTGTGGATCTTTTACATATGCACCTTCGTATTGAGTATCTTTTTCGTGGGTTTCTCTTGGTGGTATAATAATATTTTTTTTAAGTAAATGATTATAGATTAATGTATCCCAACATCTTACTTGTGAATATACATCCGTATAGTTTACTTTGTAGTCATAGGCCATAGTTAAACACAATTCAATCAATCGCATTTTATCTTCAAGTCTATCAACTAATTCAACATCTTGGATATTATATTCTACAAATCTTTGATAGTCTTTTGTATAGAAATCTTTAAATGTTTCATATGGATTATCTAATTTCTGTTCGCCTAGTTCTACCTTAGCAATATAATTTAGTTTATAACTTTCTTGTCGGACATATGTAAACTTTTTATATAAATCAAAATAATCTAATACTGAAACACCAAGTATATTCCAAAACTGTGAGTTTTTATTTCCCATTTGCACTCTATCAGCATTAACATAATTCCACGGCGACATTTTATTAATTGTATCATTATCAAATATAAATCTCATTCGATTCATAAGATATGGTATATCAAAAAATTTTACATTCCAACCAGTAACAATATCAGGATGATTTTTACACCAGAATTTAAGAAACTCTAACAATAGGTGTTTTTCATTTTGACATTTTACATATGTCACATTTGCTTTTTTAGAAATGAAATCGCCAGTACCCCATGTTAATATCTGTTTGTTACTGTGATTTTTTACAGTAATACAGATAATCGTTTCTTTTGCAGTATCAGGATCGGGAAAGCCGTTCTCACACTCGGTTTCTATATCAAGTGTGAATAACTTGATATAGTCTTTATTCCATCGCATATCAT